GCCCCTATCGCTGACGAAGCCTTGATTTATCGGAGGACTTATGCCGACCCGACATATATTAACAATTCATTTCATATCGCTTGCACCTATGATGAAACGGCTAAAGAATTAAATATATACTTTAATGGTTTATTGGTTAAGACTGGAACTCACGCACAGTCCGGTACATTTTCATTCGAGGATGAAGATTTATTTATTGGTGCGAATGGTAGCAGTTCGTCAGGGTCAGAACTTTCAACATTAGTCAATAAACAATTTATGGGGGAAATGCATGAGATGTGCTTAACATCTGTTATTCGTAGAAGGTTCCCATCTATTACTTCTTTACATCCTAATTACAACGATACATTATTTTACTTTAGATTTGAAGAGGTGGACTTATGAGTTTAGATTTATTCGCAACTGGCTCCACTAGCGCATATAATTTTGATGTGCCTACAAATCCCAAAATGACTACACAATCGTCATTTGCAGCAGGAACAAATGTATTATATTCCGTTATATACTCAGATGATAGCGAATCAACTACCATAAGTGAAATAGTAAGTAGTGCCACACTTCAAGCCGAATATGAAAACCTATCAGTGACAAAGGGATTTAATATTCATTGTTTCGATACTGTTTCTTCAGTAGGTAAAGACTTATCGTCCATAGCATCTACAATAGATGATTACTATTACTTTGTATTAATTCATTCCGACAACCATCTTAAACACCACTTTGCTAGAATTACAGAAATTAAAACAAGCGATGTATTAGGTGATTCTTTTGACTTTGAGCCAAAATTAGGAAATGAAATCGCACAAGGAACTAAGTTCAAGTTATTCAAAGGACCAGCAACTTCTTCTAAAGGAGTTGCTTTTTCAGCAGGTATTAAATTAGAATTACAAAACGAACTACAAGTGTCTAGACCCCACTTTTGGTTCGTTAATGATTCGTTAGATAAAAAGAATCAATTAGACCACAATACAAAATACTTTGCTAGAATAGATTCATTTGGTAATGGTTCTAGCATTACACAGAACGGTCCAGATAAAGTAACATTTGTGACAGTCACAGACTATGCACAAAAAGTAGTAGATTACAGTAAGTATTCTTTAAATGCTTACATAACCGATGTTCTTAGAACTAAGGATGAAATAGGAACATATGCTAGCAACGAAGGTATCACATTACCATCTCAAGACGCTACTGATTATGATAAATTTGCTCCTAACGCAGTAAGAGATACAGACGACAATGTAGTATCAACAGTTGCTTATGTTACAAAGGGACCGAGAAGGTATTTACATTATGACTTTTCTCCTATTAAAAACAACTCGACTATAAATGTTATTGATTTAGAAGTTCAAGAATCTATTGGTGATAAAGCGAGTTATGTTGATTTACAAATCTCCGACCCTTATCGTATTTTGTCAAAGAAAGTAAATAACTACGATGCTCTAAGAATAAGACAAATGGTTCATAGAGGCGACTTTAATGATTGGATTTCCTTTGGTGCGACTATCAGTTCACTTACTTCTAATATTAGTAATAGACCTCTTTATGAAATTAATACCCCAGTTGATTTGCAGGCCTATTTAAATAATGGGGATGAAGTTTTAATCGACTCAAGAGTTATGATTGTATTTGATGTAACTGCTTCTACTTTAAGATTCTATCAAGAAAGTAGATTAGAAACTGATTCTGCATTTACAACAACAACTAGCATAGCGGCAATATCAGCAGATATTGAAATTTATAGAAGAGCATGGAATACAACAGACGGTACTCTTTTGACAGGTATGAGAATGATTGATGGTAGACAAGATAGTCTATCAATTTCTTTAATCAGCGACGAGTTTTCTCAATTAGAAGCAACTGTTACTTCTTATGTTTCTCAAACAGGATTACTAACTCTATCTCTATTTAATCAAGGTTATGATACTACAACCGCTTTAGATAAAATGTCTGGACAATATATGATTTACAATGAAAAATTAAATGGTAGGATTACAAATCTCAAGCAAGAAAAAATTGAAGGTGGTGCTACTGTTATGAACATTAACGGTGCTGATAAACTTAAAGAATTACTTGACCCTATTATTGAAAAGAATACCTTATTCTCAAAAGATATTATATATTCAACAAATAGCCCATATAATAAATTAACCCCACTAGGAGTCACCGCTACTTCAGATTTTGATGATAATGATTTGTTATTGTCAAACACTGCATCTGTATCAACCGGAGATAAAATATTCGTTAAGTCGCCAAGCGGGGCTATTTTATACATAGGAGAACTTTCTTCGGGTGTTGGTGCATTAATAGGAGCGGGTACTGTAAAACAATATCAACTCGTCGATTTCTCAAAAGCACAAGTATCAAGTGCAGAAGCCTATAAATCAACCACTAAATATACAGTATTTAACAAGGCACTATCTTCTAATTCTTTTGTTCCTTCTGCGACTAGTCTTTACGGTACTGCAAATAAAGGAGTTATCTTTGAAAGTGGGACAACTTTAGTTAATGGTGTGGAAACTGATTCGCTTCCATCATCTTCTATAAATACAACTAATCCTAAGTCGAGAGGTTATTATCTAAGCGAAGCGAAGAACATGAAATCAGACAATCTATTCCAAGCAAGATTAGATGATAATGCTTCTAGTAAATCATATGCAACATTTGACACAGTGAATACCTTAATTGATTTTAATATTTTATCCATAAAGGAAGTTGATGGAAACCAAGTGATAGACATAGCACCTCACATACCTTTAACTTTAGGAAGAGTTGAAATTAATCATGCAAATACACAAGACACTACATTTACTTCTCTTGGAACAGTTTCAACAGGATTTACAAATAAAAAATATATTAGAATGACATTATCTTCTTCAGTGTTATCCAGTGGAATCCCTCTTGTTTTATCATCTCACTCTAATCCTAGAAAATATCATGGTAAAGCAATATACATTGATGGTGCTTTTGTTGGCTTTATGATTATGGCATACCTAAGTGGTAGTCTAGTCTATATTTATATTGATAGAGAGTGTGATAGCCCATTAGATTCAACAGTTTCAGTATTAACTGATGAAGAACACAGCGCATTAAACTATGAGAGTAGTAAATTAACACATGAATTATCTTTACTCAACGGAGCGCACCTACACGGAGGTAAAGTAATAACTTTACTAAATTCTGTTAGAGGTAATTCCAGCGAAACTTTACCTTTTGATTTCCCACTACTGTATGATGACGGAACTAATGCTTTGACTAATTCAGATAGATTCGGAAGTCCATATTATAGAATAATGAATATTGAAAATGGAAATGTAAGCCATATAAAACAAAAAATTACTGATGTGCTTTCTAGTAATGTGGGAATATATGATGGTGTAAAATCAAAAATACCATACTATGCATCTTCTTATAAATTCAATCCTGCTTTTTACATTGATAGTGGTTTGAAAAGAGAAATTATAGGAACTAACAAGTTTGATAAAAACGGGTGGAAGCATACTCTTATTGAAAGTAGGGGAAATTTACCGCCTAGCGGTTCAAATTTCTTTGATGTTAGCGTTATTAAGTCGGGCGGTAGTTTGCCATTTACTAGTTTTACCACAGACCCACTTTCAGAAGGAGTGCTTATTGAACCCGAAACAACTCTAGAAAAAACACCATTTGCTATAAAAGATTTCTTATTACAAACGGATTCAAAAATCTCTAGAATGTTTTTGTTTATTAATTCTGACTTAGAACCATATTCATCGGTTAGGAAGGACAGCCTTCTTTATTCAGGACAAACTAGACAAATAACAAATTATAATATTTTTTCTTTAAATGAAGCATCGGTTAGTAATTCATCCGAAACAAAGGAAAATAAAGGCATTGTCACTGATAGAATCTCATTTAAAGATGGTGATTATTCTTCCTCTTCTATATTATCCAGCACAAAAAACTTAGCAGATTTAACTAGATTTGGTATGATGCGCTTAACAGAACTTTGTTTTGATTGGGCATTTAATCAATTTGACCCTGAGAACCCACCCGATAAGCAAGTAACTCTACCTGTTTTCTACTATTATTCTCATACTCATGTAACTAATTTGGGAACTTTACATTCAAGCCAAAATGCTGATACAACTAAATTAACCTTTACAAGTAGTGTAACTGTTGCTGATGGGGATTTAATTTTAGATAGTCACGGAAGATTCATTGGGCTTGTAGATGGAGCAAGTTCCGGTACTGTTGTTGATTTGACAGCAGATAGATATATCACTGACGGTATTTCACATAACACTAATACTAATGCAATTTATAAAATCACTGCAACCGAAAAGGCCAAACTTACAGGAGTTGGAAACAAAGACTCATTTATTAAAAGACACGACGAGGTTCATATGCATAAAGGAGTTGTTATAAATACCTTATCAAACAATACAACAGATACCGATGGCGATGGTGATGTGGATAGTGACGATGATGTTTTTGGTTATTCAGGAAATGAATGGGCAACTGCTTTTATAACGCATTTGGGAGTTTCT